GTGAAAAACGGTACTTACACTCTTAAAGAAATTAATAAAAGTGTTTTTAGAAAAGAATCAGATTTGATTCAAATCCAAAAGGCTGGAATTCAGCCCGACTGTCCCTCTTCACCCCCAAAAGCTGATTCTTACCCACCTAACGCCCCAGGCTCTTCTGGCCCTGAAAATTCTTCTCCACCTAACGCCCTAAACTCTTCGGGCCCTGGACCTGTCCTTTCGGCCTGGTTCAGCGAAAAGGATTATAAGCGCCTGGAGCGCAAGCGTTCGGTTGACTCCAAGGACCTGAGCCGAATCATGCGGCTTGAACAGGCGGTCTTCAATACGTCCTACCCCGGCTACTATCGGGAGTGGGGGTCAGACCCGTTCGTCAGGACGATCTGTTTCGCCGACGCCTTCAGCGCCGCTTGGGCCGAATACATGCCCGGCGTCCCGCTGAAGGGCAAGGGCCGAATCCTTGGGGAGCGCTACACCGATAGCAATCACTGGGCCAGCCTGGTAGAGGCCCGGCGTCAAGCTGATCGCCATTGTGCCCGCTATGACGAATGGTGCCGGGCGATCTTCAGGCACTACCAGAACACGTCCCTTCCCCACAACGCCCTGCCCACGCCCAAATACTTCAAGACTCCGAAGGCGGCTGAAATTTATCTGGGCTGGTACACCGATCACTACCACGCCAAAATCAGGGACGCCCAGTTCAGGGTCTGGTCCCCTGAAGAGCATGACCTGACCTGTCCCGTCCAGTTGACCGCCTACCAGCGAATGTTTGAAGAGGCCGAACAGGTGGGCCGCCAGGACCGGCGGTCATTGGCCAGCGTCCTGGCCGTCCTGGTCGAAGGCGGCGTGATGCCCCAGGGGTGGCTTGACAAGCACAAGCGCAACCTGGCCCCAGAAGTGGCCCGCCAGGCAGAGGCCCAGGCCCAGGTCAAGGCCCACCATGCGGCCATGGACTACTAGCCTGGGCTGACCTGGGCTGGGAATGGGCCCAGGGCAACGTCAGCGCCCCGTGGCGGGCTTTACCCACCCAGGGCCTGGCCAGGGTGCCACCTGGCCCTGACTGGTGATCCTGGCTTGAATGAAGTGCTTGCTACAATTTCCGGTATAATGACAGTAGCCACCAACTGGAGAACGCCTTGGATAGCACCGGGACCAAAACTATAGCCCTGATGATCAGGGACAATGCCTTCCTGAAATATTGCCTTCGCAACGAATTGGACCCGGTGGTCTTTTTCCCAGATCAGTTTGACCGGGAACTGGCCAAGCTGGTCCTGGAGTTGGGCGGCCAGTATGGCGTGGTGACCGACACAATGCTGGTCGCCGAAATCCCCAAGATCATGCCGAACGCTGACGCGACCATGAAGGGGCTTTTGAAGGACCGGGCGGTGAAGGTCCTGACCGGCACTTTCCCAGACCTGGACTGGGTGGCCAAACATACCGAAGAGGAAATTACCCTTCGGGTCATGCAGGCGGCTACCAAAAAACAGATCACCTTACTGGCGGCGCGGGATATCCCTGGGATCAGGGACTTGATGAAGGACGTTGAAACCAGGACCACCTTCAACCACCAGGCCCCTGGCCGGATGCGTGAAGACCTGGACGCCTTTGAAAAATATCTGACTGACATGCGGGATGGGAACATGGCCGGGATTCCCACGGGCATCCCGTTCCTGGATGACAATCTGTTTTGGCGCGGCCTGGGCTTCAGGGAACTGACCGTGGTTCTGGCCCCACCCAAGCGCGGCAAGACCATGGCCATGCTCTGGTTTGCCTATATCGCCCTGTGTAACGGCTACAACGTACTTTATATAACCCTGGAAGTATCCAAGCAGGTGCTTTATTTGCGCCTGGGCAGTTGCCGCCTAAGAGTCCATATCAAGGAATTGATGCAGGACCCGGCTGGGAATATCGCCACCTTGAAGCGCTGGCTAGGGGGCATCGTGGGGAGTGGGGAGAACAGGGGGCGGCCCATTGGCAACCTAAGCGTCGTGGACCTACCCGCTAAGACCCTGGCCGCCGAAGGGGTGCGGGGCATTATCGAAGGGGAGGTCAGGGCCGGGTTTCAGCCTTCCTTGGTTTGCGTGGACTACACTAAACTCATGAAACACCCGGCAACCATGAAGGGCTGGGAAGGGATCGGGTATTCCACCGAAGTCTTGCGCGGGATCGCTGCCGAACAGGGCGTGGCCATGGTGACCGGGGCCCAGGGGAAGGCGTCCACCGTATCCAAAAAGGGCAACCTTGATCATGATGACGTCGGTTATGACTTCAGCCAGATTGCCACGGCTGACCTGATCCTGGCCCTGGGCAAGCGCCCCGAAGAGGGGGACGTGACTGACGGCAAGCCTGCCCCCGTTGGGATGAAACTCCAAATCCTGAATAGCCGCAACACGGGGGCCGCTGCCCAGGACATTATGACCGCCTATTCACAGGGGAGATTTTATGTTGGTTAGCCGGATTGACAGGTTTATCGGGTGCATGGTGGGGGCGGCAGTAGGGGACGCCCTGGGCGGCCCGTTGGAGTTTATGACTGCCGAACAGATCAAGACCAAGCATGGGGAAGTGACCGACTACCTGGGCGGCGGCTGGCTTGCCCTGGAGCCTGGGGCCTGGACCGATGATTCCCAGGTGGCGCTGATCACGGCCAACTTGCTGATCGCAAAAGCGGGCTTTCATGGGGATCACCTGGCCGCTGGCCTGCTGAAATGGATGGTGAAAGGCCCCGTCGATATCGGGGGGACCACGGCTTGCAGTCTTGGCCGGTACGCGGCGGGGCTGCATTGGACGGTTTGCGGGGTCGCTGACGAAATGTCCCAGGCGAACGGTTGCCTGATGGGGGTCCACCCGATAGCCCTGGCCTACGATGGGACGGGGATGGCCCCCAACCTGGCGGCCCAAGCGGCGGCGATCACCCACCGGCACATTAACTGTCAGGCGGCTGTTGCAGAGTTGGCCCAGGCCCTAGGCCAGTTGCTTGCCGGGGGGCACGTCGTGCTTACCACCAGCCGGGCCAAGCCGGATTCGATCGGGTACGTCTGGACCACCTATGACACGGCGGTCAGGGCTTGCGCGGCCCCCGACTTTGAAACCGGAATGATCCGCGTCATTAACCAGGGCGGGGACGCCGACACGAACGGGGCCGTGGCCGGGGCCTTGCTTGGGGCGCAATTCGGGGTTAATGGAATCCCCCGACGTTGGCGCGACGGCCTTCAGGACCTAGCCGCCTTCGTGGGGGCTGGCAAGAAACTAGAGGCCTTAAACTGCCTGATCAAATCGAAAGGGGTCTAGCGTGGAATCCGTAGCTTTTGACCTTGAAGCCACCGATCAGCCCCCTGACGGTCCAGGCTCTGAAGAGTGGGGTTTGGTGGCCCAGGTGTTTATGCAGTCGGTCGAAGATTTGCTGGCCGTAACCCCGAAGACCCTGGCCAAGGCCAGGCAGAAGAGCCGCCCGGCTGAAATGCGCGTGGCGGCGGCTGAAGAGGCGGCGGGGTGGTTTTTTTCGCCCCATACTAGCCGCCGCTGCCCAGCTTCCGCTTGCAATAGGGGCGGGACCTGGGTCAGCCCGCTTCCGTGCAGGGCCTGGAAGGATGGTGGCATATGCCCTTGTCTAACTTTTGCAGGGTGTTGCCTGATTTTAGGGCTGGACCCTTCAGCCGTAAGGGTTAGACTTACAGCGTTGCTAAAACTGAAGGGATTGGTAACTGTAGCATGACAAAATTAGACCCCGCGCAACTTGACGAACTGACCCGCCTTTATATGGACGGATGGTCCACCGCCGCCCTTGCCAAAAAGTTTGGGAAAACCACTGAGGGGATCAGGTACGCCCTGAATAAACTCAGGATACCCGTGGCCCGAAGAGGTGGCCAAAGGGTGATGTCCCCTGAAGAGGTGTTGGCTGCCATGAAGCTGGTCAAGGAAGGGGTCCCGCTCCAAGTGATAGCCGACGACTTTGGCGTCAGCCGCCCGACCATTTCCAGGACGGCCAAGAGATTAGGGGTTAAGGTTAATGGCCGGGGGCGGCCACAGGGGTCATGATTCCGCTGTCAGACTTCAACTGGCGGGATTACTTGGAACGGTACGCCGTCACTCAGGAACGCCGGGGCGGCAATGAGCTAGTCATGGATTGCCCCCTGTGTGGCAACACCGATAAGAAAATGAGCGTCAGGCTTGACTGGGGCCGGGCTCATTGCCACAGGTGCGGGGAAAACCCCACCCCATACGCCATGATTATGGCCCTGGAAGGCTTGGGGCGTGACCGGGCCGCTGCCAGGCTCCGGGAGTACAGCGCTAGCCTGATAGCCACGTCTGAAAGCCCTGAACGGGCCCTGGAGCGCCTTATGGCCCAGACCCCTGCCGCGTCAGCGGCCCCGTGGGAAGAGGCCGTCCCGCCGCCCCTGGGCCCGCTGGACGGTATGGCCCAGCATTACCTGGTAAACCGGGGGATCAGCTTGACCACGGCGGCCAACTTTGGCCTGGCCGTGATCAGCGGCGGCTACCTATCAGGGCGGCTGTATATCCCGGTTCGCCAGGGTGGGCGGCTGGCTTCCTGGCAGGCCAGGAAAATGATGGAGTTGACCCATGGGCCCAAATACTTGTTCCCGGCCACCGGCGGGGCTCCGGTCAAGAATTGCCTATACAATTTTGACAATTTGCAACCGGGTTGGATCGTCCTGACTGAGGGGGTGTTTGACGCCTGGGCCGTCTGGCAGAACGCCACGACCCAGGTGGTAGCCAGCTTCGGGAAGACGCTTACCCAGGCCCAGATCGCCCTGCTTTGCCAGCCGTCCATAAAAGGGGTCTATATTATGCTGGACCCCGACGCTACCGCCACAGCCCTGGACCTGGCGGCCCAACTTTACGGGGTCAAGCCGGTAAGGGTTTGCTTGCTTGATGGTGGTGACCCGGCTGAAGTCCCCCGGAGCATTGCCCCGGCCATGGACGCGGCGATCCACTACGCTGGCCCCCAGACCGGCCTGGAAGTAATGGCCGGTCTATTTTAAACCGTAGTCAGGAGCCCCCCATATGCCCTCTGTTGAATGTCCCCGCGCTGGCCATTTTAAGTCCACAACTATTTGTTTTTATTACACTGAAATCCTTGACACGGTGTGTTGCCAGTTGGTGGGCTGCCCTGGAAGGGTGGCCATAGAAGAGGCTAAAGAGGCGGGGACGTTGAACCAAATCGCGGGATCGCTTTACCCCTGCCGGTTCACGATGACTGCCGAAGAGATCAAGACGGCGCGGGATCGCGTGGACATGCTGGCCGGGGTGAACATGGAAACCGGTAAGCGGCGGCGCGTCCCTGGCTATAAGGGAATGACGTCCAAAAGGACCAAGCGGGCCCCCGTCGTGCATGAGGGAGGAAAAGACCAAGCCGTCACGCTGGAAGGCGACGGCTTGGATATGGGGCGGGCCTTGTCTGTGATGATCGCAGAAGCTTTGACTAAGGCCTCTTAGGCTTTCGGCCTTTTGGCCTTCAGGGCCAAAAACCCCACCATATCAGGGAATCGTAATCCCAACAGTAAAAGTAGGAATTCGCCAGGGTCAATCTCTAGGGCCTGGGCATACAGACGCCATTGGGCCAGTGGGAATTTGCTCCGCCCTATCTCCAGGTGGGAGATAAAGTTCGGGTAGTCCAGCCCCACCCGCTTGGCCAGTTGCGTCTGCGACAGGTCCAACTCTTCACGTCGCTCCCGTAGGAAGGCGGGGAGGTCGGTCACGTCTTTCAGTCGCTTGCTCACTTGTCGCTCCTTTATTCCGGGATCATCATTAGCCACTCACAAGACCATAAAGCGCCCTGTGACCCATATCAAGACAAAAAGTACATGAACTACTAGGTTCAATGATACCGGAGTATAAAAATTGTACGCGAACAAAAGGAACTGTCCGGGATAGTGCCGATTTGTGGGGAATGATTATCATGAAACTGGCAGTTATGCAATAGTTGGGCTTGGCGTCGTATTAGCTGGTATTAATTATCAGGGGGTGTTAGAGTCGGTCCTTATTGAATGAAGTACTACGTTCAATACATGCCCAGTAGTACCACCCGGTCCTGGGCAACTTGGCGACAACACCGTGACGGGAGGACCTAATGACCGAATTGCGTAGCGTGACAATGGACGATGGTCTAGCCGCCTCTAGGGTTTCCAGCCTGATGGGACTGTTGAATGACTTGGGGAGTGGGCCCCTGGAAATTGACCCTCAGACCCAGGCGTCAATCATAGCCGATGAAGAGGACGGGTACACTGACGGGGTCCAGGTGGGTCAGTACAATATCAGGACTCTTGACCGGATGGGCAGGGTCATCCTGACGATCGACTCCGGTGACGCCTGTTTGTTTTGGCTTTTTCCTTCCCGCCACCTGGCCAAGATCGAAGCCATGTTCCCCGACTTCTGGCCGAACGGTATCTCCCTCCATTACCCCGCCCTTAAGGTAGCCACTGGCTAACCAAAACTTTACTTAATGTCCAATTAAATGTTGACAGGCTGGGGATATCTGACTATTATGTGGTTACAGTAAGCGCTTAGTTGGTGGCGCGTTTAATTTTTGGCCAACGATTACAGTAACCACTAGGTTCAAGGGGCGGCAGATGAAACTTACATGCAAGGAATGCGGTTGCCTGACTCACAATCTGGAAGGCCACCTGAATGACGGCTGCATTGGGCTGGCGGCCTATCAGGAAAAGCATGGTAAGGCCCCGCTCTACAGTCCTGAAATGATTGCCGCTATGGCAGAGGCCAAAGAAATGGTGTTGGGCACTACCCCGGCCAGGGCCACCAGGGCCACCAGGGCCACCAGGGCCACCAGGGACTATACTCCTGGGGACCTGAAAGCCCTCTTCGGGGTTGACGTGGCCTTCACCATGACCGGCTTTTCAGAGCCCCACCAAATGACCCCTGAGATAGACCCCGACTATGTATTTGATCCGCTAAACACGGCGGTCCTCTTGTTAGCGATCTATTCCAACCGGCCCACCATGATCAGCGGCCCGGCGGGAACTGGCAAAACCACCTTAGCCATGCAGGTTTTTGCCCGGCTTAATTGGGGCGTGATCCGCTACCAATTCCATGAGCAAACCGAAGCCTACAACATTTTGGGAGAATTCCAGCTTAACGCCGAAGGGACTTGGTACAATCCCGGCCCGTTGCCCATGGCCATGGAACAAGGCTTGGCCCTGATCAATGATGAATGGGACTCTGCCAGCCCCGGCATTCAGTTCCTTTTCCATGGCCCCCTGGAGCGTCAGCCCAATGGCAACCTGGGGTCCCTGTTCTTGAACAAGCGGGGCGAAGAGGACGTGATTCACGCCCACCCTATGTTTAGGGTCGTGGCTACTGGCAATACCGGCGGTTATGGGGATATGTCGGGCGGCTACGCCGGGACCCAGGTCCAAAACCAGGCTCTGGTCAGCCGGTTCCTGATCAAGATGGAATGTGACTATCTGGCCGCCAAGGTCGAAAAACAAATGCTGGCCAAAAAGGTCCCTGACCTTGGGTCCCAGGAGCGTTCGGCCTTGGTCAGGACGGCGGGGCTGATCCGGGACGCCCATGTCCAGGGGAAGATCGGTTCCGGCTTCAGCGCCCGTGATCTCCTAAGCTGGGCTGATCTATACATGAGCCTGGGCGATCCCCAGTTGGCCATTAAATTCGCCTACACCAACGGCATGACCCCACAGGAAAAAACCCTGATTGAACAAATAGTCCAAACCGGGACTGGCATAGGAAACTAACCGCCGCCGCCCATTACTTTGCAATGTGTTCAATTAAACGTTGACAAGTAATGGGCGGCGTGTCATTATCAACCATACAGTAACCACTAACTGGATGGCCTGAAATGAACCAAGCCCAACTGAATCCCCGCCAAGTCCTTGAAGACCTGGGCCAGCTTCTGGCCCAACAATACGGTCTAAGGGTGACCTTCGGTGGCGGGACCGCCTTCGCCGAATTGACCAAGGGCCGGGTCAACCTTCCTGCCGTACCAGATAACGCCCCCTGGGCAATCGTCAAACTGGTGAGGGGCTACCTTGACCATGAGGTGGGCCACTTCCTCTTCAGCCAAGACGTGGATATCGCAAAGATAGAGGACCGGGCCCTGGCTCAGATTTTCAACGGGATTGAAGACGTCGCGGTCAACCGGCGCATGGCCGACTTGTGGCGGGGTTGTGGGGCGAATATCTCTGACCTGACCGACGAAATTATAGCCAGGGACGGGGCAACCCCAAGTGAAAAGGTTTCTAAGGCTAAAAACGTGGCAGTCCTGGTCAAGTTTATGGCCGAACGTCCTGATCACCAGGTGTGGCAGACCCTGACCCCTGAGTGGGCCCAGGTAGCTGAACTCCTGGCCCCTGAGATAGCAGAGGCCAGGGCTGTAGAGCCCGGCCTTGATTCCCTGGCCCTGGCGAGTCGGGTCCTGGCAAAGGTCAAGACGTTCGAGCCCGAATTTGATAAGCCACAGGGCCAGGATCAGGATGACCCCCAGGATCAGGGCGATCAGGGTCAGGATGATCAGGGCGATCAGGGCGATCAGGGCGATCAGGATGATCAGGGTCAGGATGATCAGGGTCAGGATGATCAGGGTCAGGATGATCAGGGTCAGGATGATCAGGGTCAGGATGATCAGGGCGATCAGGGCGATCAGGGCGATCAGGATGATCAGGGTCAGGATGATCAGGGCGATCAGGGTGATCAGGGCGATCAGGGTCAGGGTCAGGATGATCAGGGCGATCAGGGTGATCAGGGCGATCAGGGTCAGGGTCAGGATGATCAGGGCGATCAGGGTGATCAGGGCGATCAGGGTCAGGGTGGCGATGAAGGTGGGTCTGGCGAAGACAAAAACACCGATTGGGGCAAGGACCTGGAAGATAATGCCCCTGCCCAGGCCGATGATCTAAGCGGCAAGGACCTGATTGAAGCCGCCCTGAACGTTGGCAACGAAAGCATGGGGCACAAGCCCTGGACCACCGAAGACGATAAGGTGGGTATGCCATGGGAAGATTATGCAAAGCTGCGTAATAAGGGCCTGACGTGCAGGGACCTAGACTTCTACAACAACCGCCTGGCAAGAATTTCTGATCAGGCGAATGTGATCAGGACCAGGCTTTACCGGGTCCTGAAGGCCGAAGGCCGGGCCAAATATGTGGGCGGCTTCAGGCGTGGGCGGCTGGATAGTGGCGCACTACACCGGACCAGGGTCGGGGACCAGAACGTCTTCTCTCAAAAATCGGTGGGGCAGACCACTGACGTGGCGATTACCCTCTTGCTGGATATGTCGGCTTCAATGAAGCGCAGAATGCCCACGGCGATCGGGGTCCTGGCTATGTTCACCGAAACCCTGAGCGCCCTAGGGATTGCCCATGAAATACTTGGGCATACTGCTGACCGTAAAACCCATGCTGTTGAATTGGTGACGGCAGGCTTCACCGAATATTCAGGGTTTACCCGGTGGGGCTCTATCGATCTTCCCCTATTCAAGGCCTTCAACGAAGGCCTCAATCTGAAGGTAAAAGAACGTATTGGTGGGGCTCAGGCGATGGGCAATACAAACGATGGGGACGCAATTCACTACGCCGCCCGCCGCCTGCTTAAGCGCCCCGAAGCCCGTAAAATCATCTTCATCCTAAGTGACGGCAATCCTAATTACAGTGGGAGAAATTGCAAAACCCACCTTCATACCGTGGTGAAAGCCCTTCAGGAAAAGACCAGTATTGAGTTAATCGCGGTGGGAATCCAGTCCAATACCGTAAAAACATATTACCCCAACCGGGCCGCCGTCCATGACCTGGACCAGTTGGCCGAAGTGGTGGGGACCAAGCTGACCGCCGCCTTGGTCAAGGGGAGAAAATAACATGGCCGAATATGACCCCAGGGACCACGGGGGGACGGTGTATAAGGAAGCCCTTCGGTGCCTCTATAGCCTTCCCTCTGGCCACGGCATGGAGTTGGCCGACCTGATGCAGGAAGGCCATATGGCTGCCCATAAGGGGATGGCCAGTTACGACCCCGACAAGCCGGGCCGGGCCTCAGAAGGTACTTGGGTCACCACCTGCGTCAGATCGTGGCTGGGTAAAATCAAGGACCAGGCCTGGACCGGCAAGCGGTGCCCCCGCGTCTTGGTTAGGGACGACGCCGGGGGATTCCTGGCCCCAGAGGATCGGCCTATCCCCCATATGGCAGACATAGACGACTGCCTTGACCTGGAAGCGGAAACTGACAGCGGGGACCTGAAGGCAATCATGACCTATATCGCCCAAACGGCCCCACCCGTTCTAACTTTGCTTGCTGTTCAATATTTCCTAGGCTATGACGGGAAAATAGCTTGCAATAGGCTAGGGATGGTGTATTCTGATTTTGTGAAGCGGAGAAAAGAGCTTCAGTTTTTTTTAAGGAACGCTTACAGTAAGCACTACATTTAAGGGAGCCGGGTCAATGAATGCCCAAGCAATAGTCCAAGCCGAAGAAACCCTGGACGTAAAAGAGCAGGCGTACATGGTTATGCTGAATCTGGTCGGATTCAGTGAGGTCGTGGCCTTGGGGGTATCTAACGGTGGCCGGATAGCATTCCAGGCGACTTTATCCAATGAGATCGTGACCGTTTGGCTTGGCGATCAAGAGGTGGTAGTGATTGGACCGGGCAACACTGGGGTGGGCCGTGGGCCTAACGCCAATGAGGCAATCGCCCAGTACGCCCTGGCCAAGGGCCTTCCTATCAATGCGGTGACCCCGGCCCCGGTGCCGGTCCTGGTCCCCAAGCCCAAGCCTGAGCCCAAGCCTGAGCCCAAGCCTGAGCCCAAGCCTGAGCCCAAGCCTGAGCCCAAGCCTGACGCCCCCATTGCCCATGGGACAGACCCGGTAGAGGCCAAGGCCGTCAGCGGGGCCAGCCCCTGGCAAAAGCGCCTGGCCGCCACCGGCAACCCCTACGATGATACTCAGCCGGGCCACAAGCGCTTCTGGGGCACCTGCCTGGGGACCGTGGGGGCAGAGTGTAGCGTGGCCATGGCCAAGGCCTTCGGGGGCGCTGACGCTGACCTGACTGGCGAACAAGCCGCAAACATAATCACCGCCTGGTATCGAACCGGGGACCTGGAACGGATCGGGCGCGGCACTTATCGCCGGGTCTAGGACCGCCACAATCAACCACCTGGAGGTTGGCTTGCATTTTGCACAGCTTCATAACCATACGACTTATAGCGCCCTGGACGGCATGGGCCAGCCTGACCAATGGGCGGCCCATGCCAAGAGCCAGGGCCACCAGGCGCTAGGACTCAGTGACCACGGTACGGTCAGCGGGGCCCTGGACTTCTACAAGGCCTGCCAGGCCCAGGGGATCAAGCCGGTCATAGGGTGCGAATTCTATGTCGTGGTTTCTCCCCTGACCACCAAAGGGGAAAAGGCCAGCGACAGATTCCACGTTTGCGCCTATGCAAAGAATCAAGCCGGGTGGTCAAGCCTATTGAAGACCCTAACCCTGGCCAATACCCAGTTTTTCAGGAAGCCCCGCCTTGGGCTGGACCAGGTCCTTGGCCTAGACAACGTGGTCCTGACCACGGCTTGTTTTGGCGGCATGATTCAAATGGCTATGCAGTATGACCGGGAGATCATCCACGCCCTGGCCAAGCGGTTCGGGGATGATTTCTACCTGGAGCTACAGCCCCACAATGACCCCCGCCAGAGCGCCGTCAACCTGGAAGCTGTCAGGTTGGCCGGGAGCTACGGTTACAACCTGACGGCCAGCAATGACTGCCACTACATTACCCAGGACCAGGAAGACGCCCGCCAGGTGCTGATGGCCACCAAATTCAAGCGGCTGGTAGCAGATATGTCCAAATTCCCAGGGCTGTATTTCAAGGACCTGACCCAGATGGCCCAGGAATTCAGGGCCTATCACCCATTGCTTGAAGCCACGGCGATCAGGCAGGCGCTTCTGGCCACCGGGGAGATCGCCGACAAGTGCGCCCTGGACCTGACTCCCCACGCCCTGGTCATGCCCACGGTGGACGATCCAGAGGCAACCTTGCGGGCCGTCCTGATCGCTGGGATCGCCCGGCTGTTCCCGGAAGGAATGCCCGACGCTTACCATGCCCGGCTGATCCATGAAGTCGGGATCATCAAACAGCTTGGGTTTATCGACTATTTTCTGCTGGTCAGGGAAGTACTTGACTGGTGTGATCAGAATGGGATCATCTACGGCCCAGGTCGTGGATCGGTGGGCGGGTCCCTGGTGGCTTACCTTATGGGGATTCACCGGGTGGACCCGCTGAAGTATGGCCTATTTTTTGAGCGCTTCCTAAACCCCGAACGTATCAGCCCGCCTGACATTGATATCGACTTCGACTTCCTACGCCGTGGGGAGATCGCGGGGCATTTGCGGGAAAAATATGGGGAAGACAAGGTGGCCAACATTGCCACCTTCCTGACCCTGCAAAGCAAAATGGCTCTGAAGGACACGGCCAGGGCTCACGGGATCGGCCCGAAGGAAGCCCAGACCGCCAGCAACATGGTGATCAATGAACTGGGCCTGGACGGGTCCATTGCCGCCAACCCGGTCTTAGCTGACTGGAGCCAGAAATACCCGCTGGTGATCTCTCAGGCCAAGCAGTTGGAAGGCCAGATCAGGGGCCAGGGCAAACACGCCGCCGGGATCGTGATTTCCAGCGTCCCCTTGGAAACCCTGGCCGTCCTGGAGCAAAAGGACGATACGCCCACCGTGAACTGGTCCATGGCTGACGCCGAATACTTTGGCCTGCTCAAAATGGACGTCCTGGGGCTCAGGACCTGCACTGTGATAGGGCAGACGGTAAAGGCGATTAAGCGGCGGCACAAGGTGGACCTGGACCCGTGGGCCGTCCCCTTGGACGATCCTGAAACCCTAGACGAATTCAGCCAGGGCAACACGGCTGCAATTTTTCAGTTTGAAAGCGCCGGGATGCAGCGGTTACTGAAGGAATTGGCCCCGATCAAGGACTTCATGGTCCTGTCTGACACCAGCGCCCTGTTCAGGCCCGGTCCCAAGGATAGCGGGCTGATGGACCTTTACGTCAGCCGGGCCCAGGGCCAGCCGGTCAGCTATCTTCACCCCAGTCTGGAGCCCGCCCTAAGCCCGACTTTCGGCGTTATGGTCTACCAGGAGCAAGTCATGCAGGTGGCCATGGCCCTTTGTGGATTCAGCGGGGCCCAGGCCGACACGCTTCGCAAGGGCATGGGCAAGAAAAAGCCCGAAGTCTTGGCCAAGCTTAGGGTGGACTTCATTGCCGGGGCCCAGACTACCAGCGGGATATCGGAAGAGTTGGCGGGCAACCTGTTCAGTGAGATTGAAGCCTTCGCCAGCTACGCCTTCAACCGGGCCCACTCAGTCGAATACGCCCTGATCAGTTACGCTTCCATGTATCTGAAAATCCACTACCCGCTGGAATTCATGGCGGCCATGCTGTCCAACACCGAAGACGCTGACAAGCTTCCCATGTATTTGAAGGAATGTGACCGGCTTGGGGTCCCCCTGCTACCCCCTGACCTGTATCGAAGCGAAGCTGGGATGACGATTGATGGCGGGGCCCTTCGGGTGGGACTTAGCGTGATCAAGGGCGTAGGGACGGCGGCCCTGACTGCGATCAGTGAAGCCGGGCCCAGCCACGACCTGTTCAGTTTCGCGGCCAAGGTGGAGCGGCGCAAGTGTAACAAGGGGGTGATCTCTGCCATTCTGAAGGCCGGGGCCGGGGCGAACACTGACGCGGTGACGGCCCGGCTCTTGACCAATCTGGACGACGTCCTGGCAGGGAAGGTGACCAACCTTACCGATCTACCGGAAGAGATCGGCCCCCTGTACCAAGAGGACCTTTTGGAAGACGCCCGGCGGCTGGCCTTGGGCCCCTACTACAAACCCCGCGTGAGGCTTTGCCAGATGCCCCAGGACGGCCCCGCCCTGGCAAAGGCGACCAAGGGCCTGGACGGGTGCGGGGCTTGCGCCCTGGGGCAACACAGCGGCAACCCCAAGCCGGTCCCGGCCTACGCCGGGGCCACGGCCAAGGTGGTGGTGGTGACCGACTTCCCTGGCCGGGATGAAGAACAGGCCAAGGCGATCCTGGTCGGTAACGACGGGTACAAGGCGCTCCTGATCAGGCACCTGAAGCAAGCCGGGCTGACCATAGAAGACTGCTATTTCACGTCCCTTTACAAGTGCCGCCCGGCTAACAATTCCCTTCCCGAAGACCCGCCGTCCATATGTCACCAGTGGATTACGGGGGAGTTGGAAGCGCTTCATCCCAAATTGATCCTGGCCATGGGGCGCGGCGCGGCGGCGTTCTTTGGCCATAAGCGCGGCATTCTGGCCTCTTGTGGCCAGGTGATCTATAGCAAGTATTTCCAGGCCCAGGTGGTCCTTTGCGTGGCCCCAGGCTACGCAATGCGTAACCCGGCAGAGGGCAGGGAACTTATTTCAGCCGCCACGAACACAATCCGGTCCATGGTGCGCGGGTAGTTTTCTGATTCCGGTATAATTACAGTAACTGCTAACTGGAGACTTCAACATGGCCCGCGACATTCGCCAGGACTACACAATCAACAGGGATGACATGACCGGGGAGCAAATGGAAATGCCGGGCGCGACCTATTACTGGGCGTGGCACCTGGGCGAAGCAAGGGGTGATGTTTTGGCCGCCAAGGACGCCCTGGAACAAACCAAGGCCAGGGTGGCCCTGGAGATCAAAAACAGGATGGTGGCTCAGGGACGAAAGGCAACCGTGAACGACATTGACGCCATGGTCGCCACCAATGAAATGGTGATCACGGCCCAGGCGGCCCTGGTAGAGGCCGAACGTAACAAGGGACGCATGGATGCGGCGCTGAAAGCCGTGGGCAACAAAACTGACATGCTGATCAATATGGGCGCTGACACAAGGGCAGCGATTAACCGCAGAGTTTCTTAAAGGGAGCAATATCATGGGATTAGACATTAACAGACTTCGCCGGGAATATGAGCAGCGGAAGCAACGCGGTGGTGCCAAGCGCCTGGACGCGGGCAAAACCCGGCTCCGTATCGTGGAAAACCCCGATGATCCGGGGACCTTTTACGAGCCCTTGGCCCAGCATTTTTTCGAGATTTCCAAGGACAACTGGATCGTGGCCATGTGCAACAAGGAAACCCCGCATATCGATCAGCCCTGTGCGATATGCGCCAATGACGTTCGGGCGGCCTACAGCCTGAACAAGGACTTCGGGAATGCTCTTCGGGCGGCCAACAAGGCCTATATCCTGGCCCTGGACCTGGACGACCCCGAAAGCGGGCTTCAGGTCTTTGAATTCCCGTACATGGTCACCGACAAGATCATTTCCTTCATCGTGGAAGGGTACGACTTCACCGATATCAACGCCGGTCACGGGGTGGTGATCAAAAAGGTCAAGGGCAAGAACAACCGGTGGACCTATGAGGTGATACCGGAGCAACACCCGACCCCGCTGGACCCGGACCTGTTGAACGACCAGCCCAGCCTTCAGGCCAAGCTGGTGGCCGAAAGCGAAGGTGGGGTTACCCAGTGGCGGCAGGCGATCCGGGGCGCAGTCCCCGCCCTTCAAACGGTGGTCCCCATCGCCCTGCCTGAGCAGTCCAGCGCGGCCCAGGCGGCAACCCCGGCAGAAACCCAGCCGGGCCAGCCGGGCCAGACCCAGGCGGCCTTGCCCGCCCCGCCCGCCGACGACGTCGTGGACGTGCCCTATACCGAAGTGGCCCAGCCGGTGACCCCGACCCTTCCCGAATGCTATGGGAAGGGTTATGACGGTGGGGCCAAGGCCTGCCTGTTGTGCAATTCGATAGACGACTGTGAGGTTGCTTGCCTGCAAGCCCGCCGGGCGGCCAGCAAGGCGGCGGCGGCGGTGGACACCCCGGCGGCCACGGCCCAGGTAGCGACCACGGCCCAGGTAGCGGCCACGGCGGCCCAACCGGTGGTCCCGGCCAACATGAGCCCCGAAGAGTTGGACGCCAACCTGAAAAAGGCCCTGGGCCTCTAATCCCTGGCCCGGCGGGGAAGGCCCCGCCGGGTATCATGAAAGGCCCCCATGGACAAGACACTAATTCTGGACGGGAACAACATGGTGGCGATCGCCAACGCCGCCACGGACCTGAAGGCCCCCGACGGTACGCCCACTGGGGGGATAATCGGTTTCCTTCGATCCCTTCGGGCCATTATCGAAGACGTCAACCCGGTCAGCGTCGTGGCAGCGTGGGACGGTGGCAAAAGTCGTTATCGGGTGGCCAAATTCCCAGCCTACAAAGCCCATAGGGCGGCAGAACGCAACCTGGAACAACAGATCAAATACGGCAACCTGATTAAGCAGTTGCCCCTGGTCCAGGAGATCACCGGCGCTTTGGGGATCGGCAACGTCAGAATCCCCGGCTACGAAGGGGACGACGTGGTGGCCATGTTGGAAGCCAGGGTCCAGGCGAAAGGGCCTGACCAGGCGGCGGTGATCGTGTCTACTGACAA